GTCCAGCATGTTGGCCTCGCGCAACCGATACAGCAGATCGACGGATGATTTGAAATGCGATTCATCCGCACCGTCGCCGTCGTGCCAGTTAATGCCGCAATAGCCGCCATATTTGAGGGCATGATCGATCAGCGGCCGGATATCGCTCGAAAACGTTTTCCCGTCGGCTGTGTAATTCCAGATGCGATAGGGGGCAATGTCGCCGCCATAGAGCGGGCGGGACTTGTTGACGTTAGCCGCGTTGCCGTTGTTCCCGTGACCAATGCCGTAGGAGGCGAGCACGGAGTCAGAGAATGCATTCCACGCCCCACCGGGCGGATAGTAATAATCTTTGTACGTCCAGCCGTACGAGGCATGCGTGGCGAGGACCTCATCGATCTCGGCTCGCAATAACGCCTCTGTCGTCAAGGCGGCGAAGCCGGTCCCGATCGTCTGGTGCGGCACCATCGTCCAGCCGGCCGCCATGAACTCGTTGAACTCGCTGACCGTGATTTGATTGATATTCGGGCTCGCAAAATATCTGGAGGTCGGCATGTAGCTGCCGGGGATGTTCCGCGCCGACATGTAGGGCAGCATCACATCGTAGGCCCCGCCACCGTTATCCGCGGCCCAAATCATGATCTGGGGCTTGGTGTACCAGCCGTGCAGAACGTCCCCGAAATAGAAGGTTGCCGATTTGTTGGCCTGCATGCTCACGCGCAGCATGAGCCGCGCAGACGTTTCATCGTAGGTGTAGGCGCCCCCAGTGGTGGTCTGATCGCCGCGCTGCCAGTTGAACAGGTTCCAGCCTTTCACGCGGCCCGATGCGCCAGGGCTTGTGGCGCTCGCGCTGAAAATGAAGAACTTCGCGAACCCCGCATTATTGACCACGTAGAACGTGATGCCGCCGATGTCCGTGGTCCCTTCGGTTGGATCATAAAAAAACAGGCCGAAGTTGCCCAGATTGGCAATGCTGGCGGCGGCGATATTGAGGGAGATATCGATATTGCCTCCCGATGCTCCGCCGGACGCGACGCATTTGATGAAGGAGCCTGTTCCGGGCAAGGTTCCGAGGCCGTTCGGGATCGTCGGCACCTCCGCCACAGGGACTTGGGAGAGTGTGGCCGCCGCAGTGCCACTGCTGAGATTGGGATAATTGACGATGCTGCCTGGTCCTTGCGTGGCGCCGTCGCCGTCCGCCCGCCAGAGGTAGCTATGCTCCCGGATGGTATAGTTGCGAGGCAGTCCCGTCATCGGTATCGCACCATACACGACAGATCCGTTGTGGTTGTGAAGTCGAGAAACAAGCCGACGGCAAAGTCTGTCTGCAGGTCAGCCTTGACTCCGTGAACGCTGTAGTCTGCGGCGAGGATGCCCCGAGACCACAAGATGTTGCCCGCTCCGGCTACCGTATTGTCACGCAGGGCAATCGTGCCCGCCGTGGCTGCGGCGTCCGTGCCATAACATTCGATTCCTCGCACGTACCCAGGCCCGGTCTTGTACAGCTGATCCGCCGCGACCATCGCATCGGTGCCGCCAGTAGGGATGGTGGTATAGTGCTCCTCGGTCTTGCAGATCCCATTGAGAATGTCTTCACAGGCCTTGAGCGTGCCTTCTGACACCATCAGGTTACCGTCGCCGTCATTCTTGGCGTTGGCCGTGAGCGGCGCCAGGACCGCTACACACAACACGAACAGTCTCCACCGTCCGATCATGCCTCGTCTCCTTCCTGCTCTTGGGCGGGCGTCTCTTCCGGCTTGCTGCCGGCCCTGTCTCCCGCGCCACGGTTCACGTCGTTGCCGTCCCGGTAATCCGCGCTCGCCTCGGTGAGATCGCGCTCGGCGGCCTCGGCTTCCAGCTCGTCGTTCTTTTTGTCGTCGAGCTCGATGCCCATCGGCTTGATGGCGACCGCGTAAATCTTCCGGCCTTCTTCCTTGTTGATGAGTCCCTGCGTCAGCATGGTGCCGACGCTGTTGCTCACGGCCTGCGCGCTGCCGGAGAGCTTGGTGAGATCCGCTTTGACCATCTCGGGCATTTGCACGTCGAACTTTTCCTCGGCCGCTTGCGGGAGCGCGCCGACCCGCTTGGCCTGCTGCACCTGATACCGGGCGACGGTCTTGATGAAGGCCTTCACTTTGTTCTGCCGTTGCTTGAAGACTTTGTAGGTGGCCTCATCCATTTCACCGGCCGTCGCGCGGTTCACATCGCCCCCGCCGCCGTACCAATGTTCCGGGGCGGGCGAGATGGCTTGATGCTTGAACATCCGCGCATCGTGCTCGGCATCGGAGGCGTTCATGTTCGGGGCTTTCATCTCCAAGGTGATCTTGTCGTTGTGAATGAAGTGGCCGCCCGGCGGTGGAAGCTGGAAGGTCTTCATATAGGCGTCGATCTGCTCCGGTGTGGCGCCGGTCATGGTCACGTCGCTCACCACGCGATTGCCGAGATCGGACCGTTCGAGCCGTTGAAAGAGGAACTGTTCGTACCCATCCATCCAGTCGGCCTTGCAGAGGAGATCCGACCAGCCACGCGAGCCGTTGCTCACTTTGTTGACGGCGAAATAGAAACACTCACCGTCTGAGAATTTGCGGCGCTCGTCCTGCGCAGCCGGCGTCAACTCGTCTTCGGGAATCAGCAGCGCAGTCTTGTACCGGCGCTGGCCGGTGCGGATGCCCTGATAGTTGTCTTTGGTCACGACGCCGATCGCCTGCTTGGCGTTCTCCGGATCGATCACCACCTCCTCGATCAAGCAGGGGTCGAGATAGCCGAGCCGGACGAGTCCCGTCCCCGGCGAGACAAACACCGGCCAGCACTGCTCGCCATACATGCCCAGCTCGCGGACATAGTCTTCGAGCGAGGCCTCCCAGGCGTTGGTGGAGTCTTCCCAGAACGTGTCGAGCACCTCCTGCACCTGCTCATCTTTCGATGACAGGGTGACGCCGTCGCCCGCGACATAGGCGGCCTGCATATTGGTGAACCACTGGGCCATCGGGTTGGCGAGGTAGAGCCAATAGGCGATGTCTTGCATGCGCTCATGGGTGGGGAGCGGCAGATCGCGGAGCGCCGCTTGATTTTCCCGGCCGGTGAGCCGGCGGAATCCATAGAGGGACGGATCGGCCAGCCCAAACGGCGCGGCCACGGCCTGCTGAGCTTTGGTGCTGGTCAGCATATTCCGGCTCAAGGCGAGAAATTCATCGGCTTGCACTTGGTCACGGAACCGCGTGACCAATTCGTCCACCGATGGCCCGAGAATGCGGCGTCGTGCTCGATCCAGCCAGCTCACGGGTTTACGACCTCCCACTGCACGGAGCAGCCGTTGTGACCGGGTAAGTGCCCGTGAAGCGCACCTCAATGTAGTATTGGCGGCTCGCTTCCTGTTGCGGGGCGCAGCCGTTACGACGGAGGGCCTTCAAGACCTCGCCCTCGTCGGTGATGCCGAGATGCTGCGCCGCTTCCCGCAGCAGGTCGGCCCGCTGCTCGACCGGCACCATATTGAGGAACACGAAGCGGGAGACTTGCTCGGCGTGCTTCGACGGGCCTTTGCGTTTCTCCTTCTTGGCTTGCCTATCCTTAAAGAGCCGGAGCCGTTCCCGGTTGTGCCAAGTGGTTTTGCAGACCCGTCCGCAGAACTCTTTTGGGATGCCATTTCGGTTCTTCGCCACAAATGTATCCCCGCACTGCTTGCATAAGAACGGATTACTCCGTTCCGCTTGCCCCTCAGATCCGCTCAGAGCCCCACCCCCGATCATTCCGGTCGTCCTCATCTGTCCGGGGTACTCAGCGGGCAATTCCGACCCTTGCCGATAGGGGAACCGGGTGTTGCCCTTGTCGTCCTTCACGCGCTCCACCCAGAGCTGCTGTCCGCAGTCGCACCGGCTGAACCCCTGAAACACCCACCACTGGTCCTTGCCGCACACCGCACAGGCGACCCCGCAACGGTTCCAGATCCGCTGCCTTTTCGGGGTGGTTCGTTCCTTCCCGGCGTTCGTCTTCACGGATTGCTGCTCGTCGAGCGTGCATGCACTGGTCATCGGCGTCCTCCTCCTGAAAACCATAAGCGGCCCCGGCGGTCGAAATGGCGCTGGGCGCCGGATCCCGACAGAATCTCCTGCCGACGGGCCGTCCAATCGATGGTGTATCCTTGCCCTGAACTGAACGCGGGTGGCGGACCGGCGGCGCTCGCGGCATGGGCGGCGAGGGCACAAGCCCAAAACTCGTCGGCATGGCCGGTCATCTCGGTGCGTTCGGCGTCGTAGCGGAAGTGTCCCGTGCCGGTCGGCAGCTTCTTGATGCTGTGAAAGCTGTTGCGGATGTAGATCTCAGCCGGAATCACCGGCAGGCGGTCTTCCATCTTTTGCTTGAGGCCGGTCGCGAGCAGTTCTTTATTCGCCACGGTGAAGTCGATGCCTTCCACGCGATCGCCGAACCGTTCCACGGCCGACTCGGCCAGTTGCAGCCCGAGGCCCGTTTGATCGAGGCAGGCGCGGCGCATGGACGGATGGGCGAGCAGGGAATGCAGCACGATCTGCTGCACGAAGAACGGCACTTTGCGGAGGCGGATCACCGCGACGGTGTCGAGCTT